CTGCCATGGCCTTTTCGTTTTATTCTGTCGCCCGAAAACAAGTTTTCAGCTCAGTCATAAAACAAAAAGGCCGGTAATCTGCCTTCTGCAGATTACCGGTGCTTTCCGTTGTAGCGAGACCGACGCTCATGATATCGGAAACATTGTTTACAGGCCTGCTTACAGGTTTACATCTAACACGCTCTATTCCTGTTTTTTATCTCTTATGAATGTAAATTGTTGTAATCTTCTGTAAAAATAATACAGGTTTTTGTTTCCCGTCTGCTTCCGATCATTTATCTTTGGTTCATAATCAATTTCGCTACACATGCCGACAGTAAAACTACTTCTTGCTTCTCCCTACGAAAAGACCAAAACCGGGACCAAGAAACCATCCGACAAAGAGACCAGGATCTATGCTTACCTTATTCTCAGCAGGGAGGCAATTGTAAAGATCAAAACAGAGCATGTAATCAAACCTACAGAGTGGGACTTTGATAAGCAGCTGAAGAAAGAGAGGCTGGCCGGTGCCATTGAGTACAACCGCCGGCTCCTTACCTTGAAGGATGAGATCCTTGATAAGTATCATGAACTGAAAAAGGATCCGGCTGGGTATGGATTTGATCATATTAAGAAGCTCCTTCAGGAATTCGGGAAAACAAAGGAGAATCCATATCTGGTCAAAAAGAAATCCTTCTTTGATGTCTATGCTGAATTTGTGGAGAAGGAGAGTATGAGATTAGCGCCAAGGACGATCCAGAAGTTTGGAACATTAAAAAATGTTTTGAAAGAACTTACGGAAACTGATCCAAAATACAAGCATCTGACATTTGACATGATTGATTACAACTTCATGGATGACTTCAAGTATTACCTGTGGTCTAGGGAGCCCCGGGGCCGGCAGAAAAGGCGCCCTGAAGGAATGCAAAATGGCCTCCTGGTGGATAGTGTCGGGAAATATGTCGAGAATCTTCGATCATTCTTAAAATGGGCCTATCAAAGGAAGTACCATACTAACAAGATGTATGAGACCTTTAAGATGTTTGCCGATGATGAGAAGGATAAGAGAAAACAGAATGAAGAGAACATTTCATTGACAATTCAGGAACTCCGGGACCTCTATACTTATGAATTTCCAAAAGGATCCACGCTTGACAATGTGAGAGATTTGTTTTGTTTCGCGGCCTATACGGGTCAAAGATTTCAAGATGTGATAAACTTCAATAAATCAGACCTTTATGATGATGTATGGACTTTCAGAGCCAACAAAACAAAAAAGGCTACATCTATTGATCTCATAGGATATGCCAGGCCGGCTTATACTATATTGGAAAAACACAAATTTGAATTGCCAAAGATAAGCTCCCAAAAATGCAATGAATTTATTAAGCAGGCGTGTTCTGTAGCTGGAATCAATGAGCCTGTTACGATTATCCGATATACCAGAAACCAAGAAATTAAGATTACAGGGCCGAAATCTGACTTTGTGACGTTTCATACAGCACGACGCACATGCGTAAGCCTTCTATTGAATAATTACGGTGTACCCATTTCAACCGTAATGCAAATTACCAAACATTCTAGCCTGAACACATTGCAGAAATATTTGATTCCAGACCGCAAAGAACAAAGGGCGAAAATGGCCAAAACCTTTCCTGTGACGGAGCCCCTGACAGTTAAAAAGAATGCCGCCGTATGAGTAAGATTGAAGAAAAGGGGGAAGACACTAGCCCTCAGGATAAGCGATCCGACTACTGGAGCATAAGCTTGCCCGCGGATGCCATTGTAACCCGTACTTCAGATCGGCCGATTAAAGAGATTCCCGAAGACATCTCCCCTATCTGGCAGGACGCATTACTCCGTCTTGCACGGTTTGCTGAGAGCTTTAGCACTATTGTGCCGGAAGACTATATTATTACCAAAGAAGAACTTGCCGAACTAACTGAGGAGCAGAAGGAGGCACGCTTTAAATTATTCATGCAACTATCAACAGAAACCGATGAAGCAATACAGCTGAATCCAGCTAGGCTTTTTGAAAGGCAGTGCGAAAAGGAAAAACTCAAGGATCCATATTTCAATATAATGGTTTTTGCCGAGATGGAGAGTATGAGAGCACGAGCGGCTTTTGGAAAGTATCAAATGACACCAGAATTGTATGACCTCTATTCGCAGAATCCGGTCTATTTAATGGTCCGAAGATATATCGGGTATTTGGATGATATCCTGAGTGGCAAGATCCCGCAATCTGGAAACCTGATCCTTGACTCATGTTATAATGAGGCCGGCTTAGAAAGAATCTTCGACAACTTTGTTCAAGTGAAGGTCATGAAAAGATCTGATAAAAAAGCATTCGTCTCTATGTTCACAACAGGCTTTATCGGAAGGGTCTCGTACAATGCCAAAGTTCCTACCAGCAAGGCCGCTGCGCATTACGTAATGTACCATATCACCGAAAATATGATGAGCTCGGGTGAAATAAAGAAATTATTTGATTTTGGTGATATTGAATTTACTGACCACAACCGCAGTTGGAGCAATGGAAAACTTTCATCACTCCTGGGCAAAAAGATACTTAGCGGAATTCCTGTCAAGGGAAAATAATTTCGACAACAAAATCGACAACCTTAAAAACCTGTAACTGATTAGTTGCAGGTTTTTTATTTGCCCCAATTCGACAATGGCAATTGGCAATAGTCGTTTATATCTTTGATTTACTGATACTTATATTGCCATTTATTGTTTTCCTTTGCTAGCAGAAATAAACGCTAGTTATGGAATTTGACATCACAAAGGTACTTGCAAGCCACAATGGAACTCCGGGCACGCTCCTGATCAGCTATAAGGTTGACAATGTGGCAGAACTCACACGGATTTGTGCCGCACTTAGCAATGACACGCGTGTCGAGGAAAAGCCAATCCCTCAAAAAGAGGATGAAGAGCGGCCGATTTCGCTGTCTGAAGCACTTGAATTTACAGGATTGACCAGACAGGGCTTATACAATGCTCGCCGGCGGGGAGAAATTGAAACCTTCAAACTCGGCGGTAAGCTTTACTTTTTCAAAAGCCAGCTGCTAGCTGCACTCAAAAAGTGTTAACAATCAGAGGAAAAGGGTAAGAAGATGGGTAACAAAAAAGAGAGAGCGGAAGCAATAAAGTTTCAAACAGAGCTCTACCTGGTAAAGCACCGAATAACGCATCCTCACGTGCCGGAGTATGCGCGGAAGGCACCGCGGTATTCTGACAGGACCTCCGCGGGACTCATTAAAATCATCATTGACTTTTTGCGGCTGTCTGGTCACAAGGTTCAAAGGGCCAACAGGACCGGCCGGTACTCCGACACAAGGGAGGTCTTCACTGATGTTGTAGGTCGGACCCGTCAGATCGGATCCGCAAAGTGGAGGCCGGAAGCCAGGCAGATGAATGCCGATGTATTGACTGAGATCAATGGCCGGCAGATAGCCATAATAACACATAGCGCGGACATCACTCAGGAGCCAGGTATCTGGGTTGTTGAAGATTTCGCAGATTTTCTTCTGAAATACAGGGGAGTGAGTAGCTCTCTTCCAATACGATAGTGCCATGGATGTAAGAAGATCCATCAATACAAAGATCTGGGCTGATGAATGGTTCGAAAACCTTACGGCTGTCAATAAGCTGATCTGGCTATATCTGCTCACCAATCAGCAGACAAACATGCTCGGCGTTTATGAGATCAGTATCCGCAAAATAGCCTTTGAAACATGCCTCACGGAGGATCAGGTCCGGAAGGCTTTTTCACTCTTTGAAGAAGAAAAAAAGGCATTTTATTATAGGAATTTCGTGATTTTATCAAACTGGCTGAAGAATCAGGCCCTCAACTCGAATATGAAGATTGCTGCCCTTCAGACTTATGACCGGCTACCTAATGACCTGAAATCCAAAATAAATGCGAATGCTTCGGAAGGGTTCGAGAGCCTTATAAAAGCCTTCCAAATCCTTCGGAAAATTGAAAAGGAAAAGGAAAGTGAAATTGAAAGGGAAGAGGAAAAGGAAATTTCTCCGGAGAAAGCTACAATTGATAAAGCTGAAATTGATTTTGAAAAAATAGTTGAGAGTTATCACTCTCTCTGCCCTGCCCTTCCCCGGGTAACAAAGTTAACCGATCAGAGGAAGTCACATATCAGAGCCAGGATAAAGGACCACGGTGAGGAAAAGCTCCTGGAGGTCTTTAGAGTCGCTGGTGCGTCTGACTATTTGTGTGGCAAAAGGAACGGCTGGCTTGCGAACCTCGACTGGCTTATCAACTCGACAAACTTTCTGAAAGTCGTGGAGGGCAATTACAACAACAAAAACGAATCTCACAATGAAACCACCGAAAGACACCAACGTCAATTTAGCGCTGACGATTTCCAATAAGATCGCGGACCTGTATGCCTTTCATGACTATGAGGTACAGAAGGACCGTATTGTCGAACTGACAAAGCTGATCCTCCTGGCAGAGCCAGAACTTACAGAAAAAGAGGCGGAAAACTTCTTTTTGAAGGTGAAGATGGGCGAGTTTGGAGTAGTCTATAAAGCCCCCTCCTGCCTTATGAGCATGTTCCAAACCTACAGAGGGTATATTCTCAGGCAAAAACTTTTAAAGCAGATCCCGGAATGATCTCAATGTCTCCATCAGAAGAGGCTCTGCTGGGCTGCATGCTCATAGACGGTGACGCCCAGATCGCAAGAGAGGCAACACCTTTGCTGGATTCAGATGATTTTATAGATCCTGTAGGAAGGAGGATTTTTGAGGCTATAAGGAAAATTCTCAATGAGGGAGCTGTCCCAGATCTGATTTCGGTATCCCGTTTGTGCCCAAAAGACATCGAAGACATCGCGGAACTTTCATCTAAGATAGTCCATACCCACAACTGGAGACGTTATTTTATGGAGGTCATTCAAGATTCATCCCTGCGAAAACTCCAGAAAAGAGGGCGTGAAATCCAAAATGAGCCAGACATCGACGGAGCTTTAGAAGCGCTGATTTCAGAAATCAATATAATTCAGAGCCGACTGCAAGGCCCGGAAGATTTCAGCGCTAAGTCAATCGCTCAACTGTCTATGAACGGTCTGGATGAGAGATCAGTCGGACAAAAGCCGGGTCTGATAACTCCGATTCCCCTTCTTACTTCATATATTGGAGGCTGGCGATCGCCAGATCTGATCACCATTGCCGCAAGGCCATCCATAGGCAAAACAGCCTTTGGGCTCGCCAATGCAGACAAGACCCTGGAACAGGGTAAGGCTGTCATTATCTTCAGTCTCGAAATGAAACGTGCTCAGCTCCTTGACAGGTTGATTATTGGCCGTTCTGGGGTGGATGCGTTGGGATACCGAACCGGCAAACTGTCAGCGGATGAATTTATGAGAGCCCAGAATGCTGCTGGGTATTACGCCGATCAAAGGCTTTGGATAGTTGACAAGGGGAGCATCAGTCTTGGTGAGATTGAAGCCTTTTGCATGAAGAAAAGAAAGGAGGGCAATTGTGACCTGGTTATTGTTGACTACCTGCAGCTGATGAAGACCCGCTCACAGAAAAACAGGACTCGTGATGGAGATATTGCTGAATTGAGCAGGGGTTTCAAACTACTGGCCAAGGATCTGGATGTACCGGTCATGGTTCTTTCGCAGTTGAATAGAGAAGTTGAGAAGCGCGGCAACAAGCGCCCTATTCTTTCCGACCTGCGCGAATCAGGGGCCATTGAACAGGATGCCGATATAGTAATCATGCTCTATCGTGCGGCATATTATGGTGAACGGTACGTCAATGTAGGTCACGAGGAGATCTCTTCTCAAGGAATCGGGGAGTTGTCAATTTCTAAGCATCGTAACGGTGAAACCGGTACAATCTTTTGGACTCACAATGACAGCCTTACAAGAATAGGCGGCTATCCTTCAACTGATTACGAAACCGTAACCGCCGTTTAATCCATGGAAACAACTGCCGTTGATATTTGGAATGTAACAGAGCTCGAGGAATTCTTCTCTTCCCGGGAGTTGCCGGTTGGTCCGGTCCGGCTCGACAGCTGCACAGTGGTGAATGATGTGCAGAAGTTTGTTCAGGTGGAGCTCACAACCGTCCGGGCGCATATGAGACAATCCAGGTATGAGCCTTACTTGAATAGGCTGCAACTGCTTAAAAAAGCATTGTCATGATAAACATAACCATGGTTAAGAAACGCTCCCGGCGGTCCGTCAGGTTCTTCTCTGACAAAAAGGATCCTCACTTTGCAAATGTGGAGATCCTTGGTTCACGGACCGGGAAGACAGAGCGGCACTACATAGTTGCAAGTGATGTGCCACAGTGGAGAGGCATTTTTGAAAGAAACGGATTTATAATAAGAGAGAAATGAGCACTGAAAAACCTGATCCCGAGCTTTACCTGGATTTTCACTTTGGCAAGAAGGCTGAATACACCAGGCCTCATACCCTTATGGCAATGACAGGATTTTGTACCGAAACAGTACAAACCATGGTTTCAAACGCATTCGCCAACAGACCTAAAGAAGAGAGACCAAAGATCCATTCCAAGGGTTTTGATCCGCTCTGGGGCACCGCTTCCAGGATAAAAATAAACTGGCTGATTGACAAGAAAATCACCTCTGAGCAATATGACAAGCTCGCCTCCTGTGACATTTTTTTCCTGCTGAAAATGGGAGTCCCGGAGGAGGAAATTACACCGGAGCGGGTTCTGCAGGGAATCACTTCCGCCAGGTGGGATATTCTGAACAAAAAACTTAACAAGAATTGACATGTGTAGCGGTAAATTGGAAACACTTTCAGAGATCACAATTTCCAATCTCACTAGCGTTCAATACGCTACACACTTTTTTCATACTGATCTGATTCTTAATTTATTAAATACTTGTAAAAACATCATTTAATCAATATATTGGAAACTTTAAAAGTAAATCAATGGAAAACCTAACAGCAATCAGAGTAGTCAACATCAGCGCAAACGCTGAATCTAAGAGGGGAAGCGTCATTGTAACGGCCACTTCTGCAGAAGTAACCTCAGAATTCGGTACCCGGACAACAAAGGAGGTTCTGGTTACAGTCACTCCGGACGTTGATATTGAGGACCCGGTAAATACTTACATGGTGATCGCAAGTCCGACGGAGCTCGATAGACTCATTGCCGGCCTGAAGGCTATCCGCAGGGAAGTCTGGGGCAATGGCGTGGTGATTTAAAACGCTCAACCGGTAAGGCCATGATGATCTATGTCGCAAGCGCACCCCAGCCAGAAGAGAGTTCCCGGGAAATCTACTCTTCGGCTACAGCAGAGATCCTGAAGCTAGGGCATGAGCCGTTCAATCCTTACGGATCTGACGGTGCCCTGCTTCCGTGGCCGTTCCGCCTTGAAGCCCTTATGCAGAAGTGCCAGGGACTCTACCTCCTGAAGGGCTGGCAGACTTCACCCGAGGCCTGTATAGAAAGGCATGTCTCTCTCGGAACTGGCAAGGTTATACTCTTTCAGTCAGTCGAAGAGAGAAAGAGCGCCCGGGACCAACAGAAGCTAGTAATATCCGTCCGGATCCAGGAGGCTATCCATGAGGCTACAGGTATGACCATTGATCAGTACCGGGTACACAGTAGGGTTGAAGGGTTGTTTTATGCCAGGATGATCTTTGCTCACCAGGGGAAGAGGCTGGGGCTACATCCTGACGATACCGCCCAGGATCTTAACGTCAGCAAGTCCATGATCTACCACTACTTGAAGAAATACGGGGATGAGGTGATGTATAATTCAGAGTTTCGAGGCATGGCCGAAAGGGTTGATAAAATACTCACTCAGTAACCATGGCACTATCGATGCGCACATCACCGGACGAGTTCCGGAGGAGGCTGGAAGAAAAGTACAACCAGATCATGCAGGACATTGCTGAGAGCCTCTTTTTGACCTGCAGTGAAGCTGTGAACCGTGCGCGCACCCTGGATACATATAAAGACCAGACAAATAATCTCAGGTCCTCCATAGGGTTTATGATCTACCACAATGGCCGGCTGCTCTTCCGAGATTTCCAGACCGGAGGCACCGGAACCGGTGGAGGAGGTCAGGTCAGTTTCACTACCAGCGAGGGGCATGAAGTCTCTTTTTCAGCCCAGGTTAAAAGTGACACATCTGGTAACAGTGGACTGCTCCAGGGTGAAGCTCTCGCAAACAGTATCGCTCAGCGGTATACTTCAGGATTCATAGCAGTGATAGTCGCAGGGATGGATTACGCTCTTTTTGTCGAGGCAAAGGGTTACGACGTGTTGACCGGGAGCACCCTGACTGTCGGAGAGGATCTGAAGAAGAATTTAGAGATAATAAATAATCAGTACGGCACCAGCTTTGGCGCCTTTGGTCAAGGAGTTGAACTATAAAATTAACATGATATGAACAATGATGAAAACGGCCCTCTTCACTATGATTTGACAGTCAGAAGTGACCAATTCATAGGAGCTATGGATGAAGCCGAGAGGCGTGTCAAGGGTCTTTCCTCCGCCACAGTAGCTGAAGGGATGAAGATTGAAAAGGCTTTTGAGCAGTTGACAAAGAAGATCACCACCTCAAAGGAACTGATTGCAGCCACTGAGGCAGATATCCGGAAAATGGAAGGGATGTTGAAGACGATAGCTCCCGGGACTGCAAAGGTTGACCTGATCAGTGAGATCCATTCTGCAAAGAAAGCCCTGCAGGAACAGAAAGCAGCCCTGGCCGACTATGAGGGGCAGGTGAAGACAGCAGCTGCAGCTCACGTCTCCCTGAGAACTCAGCTCCGTCAGATGAAAGAGGAGCTGGTTGCCATGGAAGCCGCAGGGAAGAGGGGAACAAAAGAGTATGAGGTGCTGCAGGAATCTTTTGCGAAACTGACACAGCAAATGGCTCATGCTCAGAAACAGGCAAACGTGCTGGCCCATGATCAGGCCGGTCTCCAGGGCCTGATACAAGCTCTCTCCGGAGTGGCAGGGATAGCAGCTGCAGCCCAGGGAGCAGTCGGACTATTCGCAGGAGAGAATGAAGATCTTCAGCGGGTCATGGTCAAAGTTCAGTCTCTCATGTCCCTGACAATCGGATTACAGCAGACTCAGCAGGTGCTCAACAAAGACAGTGCTTTCTCCCTGGCAGTAGTTACCCGGGCGAAGACTGCCCTGGCAGCTGCTGAGTTGAAGCTGGCTACTGCCTTTGGGATCTCAACAGCTGCAGCGCGGGTCCTCATGGCAACTCTCACACTCGGTCTAAGCGCCGCAATCGGAGTTGCCATAGTTGCTATCACCCGGTATGTCAATAAGGCCCAGGAAGCCAAGAAAGCCACCCAGGAATTCAATAAAGCTACCGCCGAGGAGGCATACAAAACACTCGCCTCTTTTGAAAAGATGCGCCTGGAGTGGAACAGGCTGGGTGATGACATGAAAGCCAAAAACAAGTTCATCAAAGACAACAAAGATGCTTTTCATGATCTCGGGATCCAGATCACTGGTGCTGCAGATGCTGAGAATGTTTTTGTCAAGAATACTGAGACCTTCCGCACTGCCTTAAAGGAGCGGGCCATGGCAGTGGCCAGTTATGACCTGGCTTCAGAGGCCTATAAGAATTACCTGCAGAAAGATCTCGAGGCCAAAACAATGCCGGCCACCGTAAGGAGAACTGAAACGGTTGTGACCGCCGGAGAGGTTCAGATGGGACCGGTCCAGACACGGACCATTGAGGAGGAGAACAAAAAGAGGTTGAAGGTTGAGAAAGAGGCAGCTGAGGAGCTTAAAAGGTTCAATGACCTTATGGCCGCTTCCATTAAGCACGGGGAGCAGTATCAGAACATGCTGGATGATCTCGGAGTCACCACTACTGAAAACCTCGAAAAGATAGTCCTCCTGGAGCAGAAGATTTCAGAACAGGAAAGACTCATGCTGGAGGCGGTTGAAGCCGGCAACACCCAGGAGGCAAAACTTATTGCCGAAAGAATAGAGCAGCTGCAGGAAGAGCTCCGGATCAGGAACCTGCTGGTAAATGCTATTTACGCTCAGTCAAGGGCAAACGAACTTGTTACGAATACTCAGGCCGACGCGTGGAAGCCTGCAGGGTCATCTTTTGTGTCCCTGGGAGCGCCCTCAACCGGAGGAAAGGCAGCCGGCTCCCGGTACTTTCAGAAAGAGGTCTTTGACCTCGAGACCGCTAAGAAGACACTCTCCGTGATGGATCAGCAACTGGTCAATGCACGAAACCAGGAAGCTATCAAAAAGAAGCTGAAGCGGGTTGATGATGAGATCGCAAAAATTACCGATGAGGAGCTGAAGCGCCGTAAGGAAGTAACTCAGGCTGTATCTAAGACAGTGGCCATACTTGAAAGAGGCGGTTTACTATCCAGTGAAATGGCCTCGCAGTTGCAGGGCATGATCGGAGTTGCAGGGAGCCTGGCAACAGGGGACTACCTTGGCGCAATCGTTAACGGAATCGCAATGTTCGTTGATGCTATAAGCCAGGTTATGGAGGCAAGTGACGGCTTTGAGAGACGGCTGGAACGTATGAATATTCTCCTCGAAAAACAGGCCAGACTAGTTGATCTTTCCCAACGCCAAGGAGGAGGCAAGGAGGCTCGAGAAGCTGAGTTGGAAACACTCCGTAAGCAGGTGAAGCTATACGAGGAGCAGGTCGCAAAGGCTGAAAAGCGCCTGGAGAATGCTTACAAGTGGAATCTGACGGGAAATAAACGTGAGAAGGATCTCAAAGAGGTTCAGGCAGCAGCAGAGGAGGCTCGTATAGCTCTGGAAGATGCTGAACAGGCATACAAAGATTTTCTTACCGGAGGCGTAACGCAGGAAACAATAGCAGACACAATCTCCGCCGGTCTCATGGAAGGGAAAAGGAGTGTTGAGGACTTCGCTCAGGATATGAATAACATCCTGACCCAGGCTGTCACAAACGCAATATCAGCTAAGATCCTGGGCCCGGCAATAGACGAACTCACAGATTATCTTGCCGAGGCCATGAAGGACGGCGTTCTCTCCCCGGAGGAGGCCGAGAGGTACAAGACCATGTTTGGAGATATTGCCAAAAGAGGGGCTGAGCTAGCAGATGCCTCCTCCGCTGCTTTAAAATCAGTTCAAGAACCCGACAAAACCCTGAGCGGCGCCATTAAGGGAATAACCGAACAGACAGCCGGGGTCCTCGCTGGCCAGGTGAATGCCATGCGTATAAACCAGGTTGACGGGATCCAGATAATGCGTCAGCAGCTCATGAACCTGGCAGAGATCGCGGCAAACACCAGGTATAACAAACACCTGGAGAAGCTCGGATCCATTGATAGCAAACTCGACGCCCTGAAAACAGATTCACTCAGGGCAACCGGGTTGAACATATAATTTATCAAACTCAACTCAAAAATGGAAGACAAGGAATTCAAAAAACAGATCGTGGCAGAGGCCCAGCCCCTGATCGATAAGATCAACGCCCTGAAGAAAGAAATAGGGGAAGCCGATGAGCAGGAAGAGAAAGCGAAGAATGAGCCCTCCTCCGGCGTCAAACAGTGGATAGAGGATAACAAAACCGGCCGCTTCAAGGGAAAGGGCCTCAACAGAGAGAAAGATGAAGAATTCACAGAAAACGCCGGCTTCACCGGGAAAAAAGTCTGATCCAATGAGGCCAGTACTTGTATCTGAACATGAGAATGAGGCTGTGGCCTTCATTCGGGAAATTGAGAGCGATTATCTGACCCTGGTAAGGACAGTGATATCGGAAATAAAGAACCTGGGCCTCACTCCTACCGAGACCATTGTCCGGGCGGTCCTGATCGACGGTCCGGAGATCCTGAGAGGTAAGTACAATGCTTATGCTGAAAGGGATATTTCCCCGGGCTCAACTGATGCTGCAAAGGCCCAGATGCGTAACCTACATCATGAAGTCTTTGCAGGGTTCTTGCAGAAGCTGAATCCGTTCTTCGAAACCACTATCGGAGGGAAACCGGTTAAGAATCCGATGTTTCAGGATCTGATCACCTTTGATAAAGCCCTGAGGCCTCTGCTTCCGGAAGCGGGCAAGGCAAAGATCAGAGAGCAGTTCCGGGAATATATTTCTGATCCGAGGGTACTTAAAATCCGCAACGCATGTGCGGAAGCTGCAACCGGTTTACAGACCTTCTGGCAGGCAATGATAAAAGCCGGTTATGCTTCGAGGTTCCTGATTGATTACTCAGAATCTGAGCACCCGGGCTGGATGATTGAGAAGCAGGTTCTGAATGTACTGACCAGCTTCTTGACTGTTACAGGAGCAGACGGCCAGTATGTGATTGAACCCCGGCAGATGGATTTTACAAATGTTGAACTTGAAACAATAGATGACCATGGAACAGAATGAATTTGCTTTAGTAAACCCCACCCTCGAGAATGAGGTAAAACTTACCTGCAGCCTGGAAGAGACTGAAACAGGTAAAAGAATCCGGATGGAGTTCCGGAATAAGGGCCTGGGCCTTAACCTTCCCCTAATCCAGAGCACTGATCGACATCTCAACTATATTGTTGAGAGTAAGGATGAAGCTGACAGACTTATCTCATACCTGATTGGCCTCACAAACAAACTGTGACCCTTTTTTTCATTGATTACTTTTGAGAGGGCTCCGTTCTTACCCGCGGGGCTCTCTCTTTTTATGTGCAGATGTGATAAAAATACCCGTTCAATTCTTTCTGTTGCTACACTGTCATACATTATGTGGCTATTATTCAACCTCTTTCATATCCGATATCATGATTATTGGAAACTGACTGGAAATTCTAGCCCTTCAGTAGGCTATTCCAGGGGACGGGCTCTGCCAGGCTTAGGTCGTCGGATCCGGGTGCAGTGTGAAATTCTCACCTCACTATGATGTGATTTCAAGTCACCCCACCAGAAGGAGAATCCAATTTTGGATTGTCCTCTGTGCAGATTCTCCAACTGCGATTCCTTAGTTTGGAGTGTCAGCAATTTTGCTGAGGCTCTCAACAGGTTTGGATTCAGGCACGCTTACTGAAATTTCAGTAAACGTTTTAACCTTTCGGAAGCCTTTCGAACCTATCCGCAACATGTGAAGTGTATTATAGTAATACACTAACTCGCTTACACACTGCAATATACGACAAAGAAAGTTAATAATAACTATTGACATGAAACTATTTTTGCTGCACCTTTGACCTGATTTAGTGTTCATACATTTACTGTCGAAGAGGGGTTGAGGAGTTTACTGGTTCCATTATCAACCCCTCTTTTAACCAAAAACGATTGAGAAATGGTCCGATTACCACAGAGCGAATACGAATTTATCAACGTGCTCACGGCAGCTGCAGAGCTCGGAGCGAAAAAGGCCCTGATTGAGGCGGACCTGCTCCGGCCTTATATCTCCCTGGCAGCTGCAAACAGGAAGTACGGAGAGGGTACCGTTGAAAGATGGTCCCAGGAAAGACTCATTGAAGTCATACAGGACGGACCAGGTTCAAACTATCGCATCGACCGGATCCAGATTGAAGCAGTTGCTAAAACTGCGAACCGGCACACCTATATGAGTGTGCAGGAGAGGAATGAAATTCACCAACACAAACCTTAGATATGAAGAACGAAAGAGAAAACAATCAAAGTGCGCCGGCTGTGACCGCTGAAACTCAGATAAAGGACGTTGTGTCCTCAGGACTGCTGGAGGACATCCGCACACTGCAGGCTATTCACAACCGGATGGAAGAATACAAACAGAAGAAAGACTCACAAGTTGGCACCTGGGACACATTCTCAGAATCCGCTGTAAAGGCAATGAATCATTTATCTGATGCCATGTCAGAAATGAGCTCCCTTGCCGGCAGTGAATTGGATTACAGTATCCTCAACCGATGATCATGGAAGAAAAGGACAAAAAAGTCATACTGACTACTCTGAAGAGTGTCTTTGACGCGCACCCGCAAGCATGGAAAAACTGTCATACACTTGGCAGCGTTGTTTTGGATTGCACTGAATTTGTATCTGAAAAGTCATGCGCTTTAAGGCTTTCGAAAGGATTCACCTGCAGCTGCAGGGAAATTGAAGAAGTGCTCAGGAAAGAGAAACAGCCTAACCTCCTTGCAGATTTCCGTATTATGGTCGATATCCTAGATCAGATACGAGAGTTGGCGATCACAGCCCCAAGGCATATTGATGACATAATACTCATAACCTCAGAATTCCTGTTGGCCATGGAAGAGGCTGAGGCTTAATAGCCGGAAAACTAGTTACAGAATGACCGAAAAAGTGTAAATTTATCAATGGTAAAAATTAAAGACATGAAGACATACAATGAAATGAAGAAAGAAGTGGACGCAATGCCGGACAGCCCAGAAAAAAAGGCAATGAAGAGCTTACTAAGTACCATTAAAAAGACAGAGACCTTACAGAGGAAGTATGAAAAGATGAAGGACACTCTGCCAGAAGATGAAAGAAAAAGGCTCGCTGAATTCTTTGAATAACATCACCAAGGCGCTTTATCCCGGCGCCGTCCCATAATGTGTATCATAGTAATACACCCCTCCCCTCTCAGAATTGCTTATCTTTGTCCTGATCATTGGATCTTGCCATGGAGATATTAAACGACCGGCATCAAAACTACAGACCATACCAGGCATCCTGCTCTCACTGCAGCCAGGAGTTTAACTCCATTGACTTCACCTGCCGTGCCTTCCCGGAAGGCATCCCTGATGACATACTCAGCGGTGACAACAAACATGTGGCACCGGTCCCGGATCAGGGCAATGAGGTAATCTATTCAGTACGGAAATAGAATTTAGGGGACCAGCAGGATCACATCTCCCTGTTCAACTTTTCCACAAACTCCTTTGCCTCCTTCAGCGTCATAGGCCGGTCAGGGATCAGGTCCTTCCCGTCCTTGCCGGTCACTTCGGTTGTCTGACGGATTTTATACTCCTCCGGGGCTTTATTTGTCAGGGTGAAAATAATGGCCTGTATATCCGGTTGGATGTGCTTCTCAATCACGGTCCTTTCTTTGACTTTCGGTAAGGGTTTCCCGTCTGGTCCCGGTTTGCCAGCGTCAACCATGACAGTCCGGGTCTCCTGAATAGTGTAACCCCTGATCTTTTTCATGAGAGAATTCTTGGCCTCCTTCACAACCAGATGATCATAATCCTCGCGCGCGCGCGTAACAGCGTCAGAAAAGTCAGGATGAGCTTTGAGCCAGGCATAGTATGTTTCCCGGGTAATCCCTGACAATGAGCATAATTCTGCAATGGTATAGCAGTCTTTCTTAATGAGAGAACAGATTTGATCTACCAGCTTTTTACTGTACTTAGCCATGATACGGACTTGGTTTAATCAGCCAGTTTCTTTTCCAGCTCTACGATCCTCTCCTCCAGCTCCTCATTGCTTAATCCCTCAAACAGATCCTTGCCACCCTTGCCGGTGAGCTCATTGGTCTGCCTGTTCTTCCAGTTCTCTGGGTCCCGGTTGGTCTGGAAGTGAATGATAGCCGGGAGGCTGGGAACTATGTGCTTCTTGGTGACAGTACGCTCCTTGATCTTTGGCGTTAACTTGCCGTCTGGCCCCGGCTTGCCTGAATCAATCATCACTGTCTTGACCTCTTCATAATCATAGCCGTTGATCAGCTTCACTAGTGACTTTTCGCATTCAACCAGGCGGGCTTCATTAAAATCTTCGCGCGCGTGTGTTACGGCCTCGCAAAACTCGCTTTTATCCTTCAGCCAGCGATAATAGGTTGCTTCGTCAATACCTGATATTGAGCAGATTTCAGCGATTGTATAGCTATCCTTCCGAATGAGGGAGCAAATATGTGCAACTCGTATTTTGCTATACTTTGCCATGAAAACATGAAATTCGGGAACGCTCCAGTGTGTTCTAGGGTCAAATTTACCCGATAATTGGATTTAAAGCCAGCAGAACGGATTCAGTTGTAAGAATCGTTATTGAATAATGGCCAAGGTATTGGCATAACTGGGGTTTCTCACAATTTTGTGAAGAACTCCCTTTCTCACGGAATCCTTATACCTTTGCGGAACCATACTCACATTCTCATGGAAAGAAAAGACCTCATCTGCCTCAGGTGCGCGCACTACACCCCTCTCGAGGGCGGCTGTAAGGCTTTCCCATTTGCCAGCGGAGGAGTCCCTGAGGAGATCATTGAGAATAACCGGCATGACAAACCACTGCCGGGGCAAAAGAATGACCTGGTATTCATAGATAAGGCTCAGGCACCAGCTGCTGGGGTTCCCGCCAGGTAAGCGCTATTTATCGTAGAGTCCCAGAAGGCACATTTGCCTAGTGGCTGACTATCAACGAAGTCCTCTTTTCTCCGGTCGGCACCTGTGAGACAATTAAAAAAGGAGTAACTTTCATAAGCCAAAAACGAAACATGATGAAGACAATTCTTATAGTTCTATGTCTTACTATGTCCCCCGCTGCCATGTATTGCCAATGTGATTGGGATAAAAGTAGCGGTAAAGACCCATTTACCGGCCTTGTAACGCGGGCAACCGTTTGGGAAAACATTGTTCGCTCCACAAGCGGCAGTGTGAGCTTTAAGATTGTAGAATTCCCTCAGGACACATCGATCTATCTGTATGTCAAAGTGAGTTTGCCGCAAAACGTCAGCTCAATCAGATGCTTCAATGATGAGTCACTGATTATGCTCAAATCTGGCGAAATTGTCAAATCGCTAGACTTTGAAGATGATGAGGTTGATTGCGGGACTATACTGATCAACTCCTGCGAGCTTACGCCCGAAATGATTGAGTTTCTCAAACAGAATCCCATTGAGATGTTCCGGATAGTTTTTGCTGAAGGTCAGAAGGATTTCACTATCCTGGATCCGGACAGAAAGCGGCAACCTGAATATTATCAAATGAAGGCAGACTATTTTATCAGGACCCTGAAATGCTTTGAATGAAGCCAGCCTATAGTCACCCCTGATCAGGCCTTCTGAAGGGTCCGCACCTGGATCAGAGATGACACTGCACCGGCAGATAAAACCTGCAACTTATTGATAACGTGAACAGGCAAATTGTTTCCTGCTGGTTTCCTGAAAAAGAAAAACGGA